GTTTCATCTTGTCTTCCAAACGGTCAACAAGTTCAACGTCGATTATATTATACTCAATAAACTTTTGCCAACCCTTTGTGTAGAAATCCTTAAACGTATCAAACTCACTATGGTCTAACTTCTTCTGACCAAGTTCTACATTAGCAATATAATCCAACCTATATGACTCTTGTGCTTTATATGTAAACTTCTTATACAGATCAAGATAATCTAATTGAGTTACACCACCCACATCAAATGTAGTATGAGTTCTACCCATAATATGAACTTCACCCTCACTACATAAACCCCAAGGTGACATCCTCTTCATCAACTTCTCACCAAGAACTCTTCTCAGACGTTTGCATATGTAAGGTATATCATATAGTTGTATGTTCCATCCAGTAATTACATCTGGAACATCAACCATCCAGTAATTAATAAACGAACTTAATAGAGCATGTTCTGTAGGGCAATGATGATATGTTACATCCTTCCTATTATTCTGAAAGGGTTTACTTCCCCAAGTAACAATCTGCTTAGTTGTATAGTCTTGTATTGTGATTGCCAGAATCTCTTCGACGCACGATTCCACATCTGGGAACCCTTGCTCAGACGCAACCTCAATATCCAAAGTAACAAGTTTAATCTTGCTGATGTCAAACTTGACTTCATCCTCTGGATATTTCTCTGATATGTATTGGTAAATATATCTATCATTCCCATATATCTCAAAGTTCTCAATTCCATCATACTTCTTATAGAAGTCACGGCAATCTCTAACTGTGCCTGGATTAATTTCTTCAACTGCTTGCCCACTCAACGTTTTATATTTAGTATCCTTCTTAGATTTAACAAATAAAGTAGGAAAGAACTCATCCCTATGCTGATACCTCTTTCCATTCTCAACTCCACGAACCAGAAACTGATTCCCGATCAATTGAACATTAGTATAGAACTTCATTTAATAAGATTTTGGTATTTCTCAAGTAAAGTGGGTTTAGGATCTACAAGTGTAAGTATCTTATCTGATGATAGCATAAATTCATTCTGATTGGTAGCCTCTACCAACCAAGGAGAAAGAGTATCCTGCTCTCCAATAGTAAATGGTTCAATCAACTTACAATCAGGTTCACCTGGAACTGCTGCTGGCATTTCCTCAATCTGTGAGACCAACTTCAGATTGTTGGTCAGAACTATCAGTTGTATCTGGGGTTTTTCCATCGTTTAATACATCCTTTACATACATTTCTTGAACTTTTTCAACTGGAGTTACCATAGTAACAACCCAGTCAATAGTAATGGGAATAGTCTTTTCTCTTGCTACAGGCATCCAAGGATGCATTCTTATAGATACAGATTTCTCTTCTTCAGTAGAAGGTTGATCTGAGGCCTTTAACTTAATAACACATGGATTATTAAGTAAATACCCAAAGACTTGTTGTTCTGCACCATACATCTCTTGAACATCAGCAATGACATCCTCACCTGATTTTAAAACCAAGACTTTAATTGCCATAATCTATTCATACCTCCCAATATTATAACAAAGAAAAAGCACCCTGTCAATTGACAAGGTGCTGATCCATCTCGAACTCATTAGTATTTATAGCCAATCTTTTCTGGCATGATGATCTGGAACAATTTTACCTACTGTAACAGTAAGTAATCCATCTTCAAATTCAACTTTCTGCACCTCTGTATCATCAGAGATACCCCATGATCTTTCAAATGATCTTTGAGCAAGACCTTTAAATACTAGTTGATCTTTATCCTCTTTCTCTTCTCTTTTCCCTTCAACAATTAATTTACCAAATTCAGTGTAAACTTTAACTTCTTTCTTTTTAAATCCAGCAAGAGCAACCTCAAGTCTGGTTTCTACATTGTTTACCTGAACTATGTTATAAGGGGGATAGTTCTCTGTTCTTGTATCGTTCCAAAAACGATTAAGATAATCATCAAGACCAATACTGTTTCTCTGAATCCTTTCCATTAATTCAGGAAGATTGGCAGCATGATACCTTTGAAGGTTAGTCATTTTTTTAGCTCCTTATTAAGCGAGTTTTAGTTGTGTGGATCCTTTCGGCATCCAATACTATTTAAACAAAGATTATCTAAAATGTCAGTCGTGAATACCCTCTAAGATGGTTCGGGTCTCTTCCCAATTGTTAACAGGATGTGGATAACCGCCCATCTTTTTTACTGCTTCCCCTAAAGAATAATCATTTCCACCTTCTTCCATTCTATCACCAAAGAAATGTAACTCATCATCCTCATTAAAATCTCTTAGTATCTGACTCTTATCACTGCCCAATGGGCCAATATCAATACCTGTTTGACCACCAAGAGCAACAGTCAAATTAGGAAAACTATACCTAAGTCTTTTTGCAATATATTCTCTTTCACCATTAGTCGTATCCCACCAAATATATTCTACTCTATCTTTTAAAGGATCTTCATCTCTACCCAAGATACTAAAATTAACTCCACCAGGTCTTCTCTCAATATGATTCCCATTACGAATAGGAAACTTACTAAACTTCAATTCATCATTCAAATGCATTTCCACATCTTTAGGTAATTCCCAATCATCTCTATAAACATTTTTATCCTTTTCATAAGCATCACTACCAGAACAGTTATAGACTCTTTTAACTGTATAGCATATATCCAAACCCAACTGTTCTAGAGTCTTCTGTCTATCACTACCAGTGACAAGATAGACATCATTATGACGACAGAATATAAGAAATGGAGCCCAAAATTCGTGCTCAATTTCTTTTCTACTAGGTGTCAAAGTTCCATCAACATCAAAAATAAATTTTTTCATTAATCAAACAAAGCATGTTTTGATGTGCCAGCATTAGAATTTGATATGTTTCCTATTCCAGTTTCTTCTGTTTCTACTAACTCATAACTCCAATCTTCTATCACAGTATTTGCTAACATCAAATCACTAAGAGTGCATAATTCCTCTTCTGCGATTTCTCTATTCTCTGCTTCAAACCAATAGTCAATACACTTACCGATCCTTAATAAATTTGATTTAAGTTTAGGAGAAATTCTATTAGTATTATTCATCACCGCATTACCAGCAGCATCAGATACAGAACCCCTCAACTTCACGAATACAGTTGCTTTAAATTTCATTCAATTATTCTGCATCCTGTGTTTTAGTTTTCTTACCAATATTATATTTCTGTTCTAAAATCCAATCTCCCTTATCCTTATAAGAAAGAACCTTAATTTGATTTAATGGTGCTATATCTTCAACAGAACTTTCCTTTACAATAGAAATAAGGCCCCAGTCAGAAAGCAAACGGGCAATACGATTCCTACGTTGAACATCATTAATAGTAAGGTTAGCATGTTTCCCATCAAGGGCAAACAATTCCTTAAAATGCACTATGTAATACTTACCTTGCTTATGTAGAATATGGCAAGATTGATAAAGTTTCTTTTCCTTTCTGGATGCTACACCAATTCTTGTTAAAGTCTCACGAACTTTTAAGAAATCATCTGGTTCATTTAAAACCACCTCAAGCATTTTATCTTGAGCCCACTCCACAGTAGGTTCAGCCGTGACAGTCATTTCATTCCTCCAGTATCAAGTCGTTGTTTAATAAATTTAATTTGTTCGGGGGTTAATATCTTCAAAGCATTTGCTGCCTTTTCGTTACTATAACCATAGTATTGTTTGATGATTTCGAGGTCTGTGACTTTATCCTTTCGGAGCCAGGGACTGAATCTCTTCTTTTTCCTAAGTGTATTTAGATAAAACGAATATTGAAGATCTTTATCAAGGAACGAATATTTATTCATCTCATTCGCAAACATAATGCAATCAAGATGACCTGATAAACAACGATTGATAATATATGGAGGGTAATCCTTTATAAGATTAGGATCTTCCTCTATTAAATTTTCTTTTGTAAAGTTGATAGAGTTCAACCAATCTTTAAGTTCAGTCATTTTGGTAGTTTCCTATTGAAGTTCCAATAATCAAATTTCTGCCACATATAGTATATGCCAATCAAACTTCTTTTAACAAACTCTTCGAGAAGAATAAGTGAAATAAAAAAATAATCTTCTAAAGTTTTCATGTTACATTGGGATCATAACATTTTGTTTGGCAAATTTTTTCTGCCCAAGGATTAATAACTAAAGAAGTTCTCTCTCCAGAAAACTCCTTAACATTATGCCATAAACCTGGCCCAAAAACAACTAATCTATTTCTCAAAGGAATGATAGTTTCATCCTCTAATTCTAACACACCTCCTGCCATATCACCAGCAATGTGTGGATAATAAACTAATGTGCAAATAGGAAATTTAAGAACACCTTCTGTTAAATAAAGTCTTTCATCTTTATCTCTATGCCATCCATAACTCTCAGATAATCCTGGTCTAACACTAACATTTGTCCAAGACTCATATCCAGCAGCAAAAGATATATCAAAATAATTATTTGCTATATTTAATAAACGTAAGAATATATCTTTACATACATGTTCCTCATCCCAATCAAACCACCAAGTTGGTAAATCATCTGGTGGTTCACCAAACCACATAGATGCACCACCTCTAATTTCAAACTCATTCATCGTATCTAATAAACGAGTTAATTCATTTTCAGGTAAAGCATTATCAATAACATTCATCTGATTATTTGAATGTCATCATCATCAGTCCACAATTCAACCTTAGTTCTAAATCTACCTTCCTGCTTTAATTTGTCATATCTTTTACCTGCTTTCTTCTTCCACCACTTAACAATATTATCAAGATGAAACTTATCCCAATTCTGACCTGGTACTAACTTATCATGTTCCTCATTAATAACTTCTCTAACATTACCATAACCATAATCAGAAATATAAAATCTTTTCTTCTGGGTTAAACCAAATGCCATATCAATAGTAGAGTTAAACTCATCCAGTTTATCCTGATCTTTTAATGACTTTTTAATACTAGCAATCATCTTATTCTGACGTTTCATCTTTTTAGATGATGCTTTATTATCTGTCAGTGGAGTATTATTATTTAATACTGTGAATCTATTATGAAGACGATGAAATACCTCATCATGAAGTAAAGGAAGAAACTTACTCTCAGTCAATCCTTTATATCTGAAGAAAGGTTTTAATCCATCATACTGTGATGCAGATGTAGTAGAACCATATAAGGAAGTGGTTTCAAATAAAGCAATATCCTTTTCAAATACTTTATTCAAAGTTTCTCTTGCAAAATGAGAAACACACATTAATGCAAGAAGTTTACCACCAAGATAATTATATCCAAAAGGCTGAGATGGAACAATCACAAATCCCATTGCAGCATGGCGATTAAACACAGAAAGATTAGGTGGTTTACCTAACCATAAATTTCTTGGTTTTGAATTAATAGTCGGTGAACCAAACCTTATAAACCCTACAATCTTTTGAGATCTTTTTTCATATACCATCCAACGTAATTCTCTACCAGGTATATTACTTTCATTGTTGTGAGAAGATACTGCTGCTAAGAGATTGTTATAATGTTCTTGAGGAAGAGATTGTTCAAATCTATTCCCAATAAATTTAATATCAAACTCCATCTCCTCTGGATGAATATCCTCATTAAAGAATTCATCATTCAAAGGAGTAAGTTGACTTGTTTGAGCAACTAATTCTTTCTTTACATACCTAAGATAATCTTCAATAGATGTAAAGTTTTTAAAGTAGTGAATAAATTCATCAGCAGCCCATGTAGCATCTGCTTCACTTATTATCATCTTATAAGCATAGGATGTTCATCCCAAGGATTATGAGGAATACCAATATCCATTTTTATAGGAGCATCTAATACCCTATCAAGACTATCTGCCATTCTACGGAAACCATTTCCCACGAATACCTGACCAGCAACAACTGCTACAGTTGCAGTTCCCCAGAAAATATAATACCACCTAGATTTAACTTGGTGTCTTTGTTTTTTACTCATTGTTTTCATGCTGGATTTTCCCATTGTTCAGTAAGTCTTGCACCAACAGGCCCATCATCAGAATAAACTTCTAAACGATGAACCTTGATAGAATCCTTTTCAAATATTGTAACATTAACCCTACCATCTTTGCAAGAAATCTTTACAGTTCCATTACAAGACCAATCTTCAGGTTCATTGTAAAACTTATAGAACGGATAAGGATCACGAGTTGGAGTCGATGCTACAACTCTATAATTTTCACTCATTTCATAATCTCCATTAATGCATAATAAACAACAATACCAGAACCAATACCACTAATAAGTAAAATGATTCCTAGAAAGCCAAAACAATCAAGTTTAAAGGGCTTCCCGTTCTTCATTCACATGCTCCACTTGTATAGGTTTAGTAAGTAAGTCAGCAAGTCTATGATATGCTATAGCAGTAAAGACTTGAGGAACTATGAAAGCTACCATAGCAACAACCCAGAAAACATAGTAATAATTTTCTTTGTTTTGTGTTCTCATTTGAATTTACACTCAACCATTATCTCTGTAAGACATGCTAACATATTAATCTCTTGATCGGCAACAAATGCTATTTGATATTGGTATTTCGCAATAATAAGAACGGCAGCAGGAATAGTGTTAGACACCAAGGATTCGTAAAGACTATCGTAAATGCGACGCAATAATACAGAACTATCATTATCCAGATTACTGACGACCCATTTACGAACTTCCGCAAAGTTCTTTTCTTTGAGGTTTTTAATGAGATCATTTACAGAGATGTCAGTGAAAGATGCAAGAATGCCAGAGTCAATTTTTCCTCCCACAGAATACCTTTGGCATTCGTTAAGAACTCTTCTCCAATCTGGAAAATGTTTGTTAATAATTTCTGCAAGAACTTTTCCATCATATGTTATCCTTTCTTCATCTAGTATATATTGAA